GGAGACCTTACTTTGGCTGAAGTTGATGATGTGTTTAAGAAAGTTTCTAAAGGTAAGGGTGGCAAGTAAGAATGGGTTTACCTATCAAGGATGGAAAGATTACTACACCTTACAATAAAGCAGGTAAGATGTGGAAATCAGGTTTTCATACTGGTGTAGACTTCGCTGTTCCTGCTGGTACAGATATTCTTGCAGCCTGTGATGGCACCGTTGTTGCAAACAACTGGGGTGCTGCCTATGGCAAACAAGTTATTGTTAAAGCAAATATTAACGGTAAAGATGTGTGGATGATTTATGCCCACTGTTCACAGACTATGGTTAAGGCTGGCGCTAAAGTTAAAACTGGTCAGCATATAGCAGAGTCAGGCAACACTGGCAATTCATCTGGTCCACATTTACATTTTGAAGTAAGAGATAACGCTAGATGGTCTGCTGGTAAACCAGTTGACCCTAAAGATATTCTTGCTATATAAAATTATTAATGAACCATTATTTAGATTTTAATAGTCTTGTTGTTTACACAGGTGGAACATTTGATTTGTTTCACTCAGGACACGTTGCTTTCCTTAAAAGATGCAAAGAAATTGCTGGCACAGCAGGACAAGTAATTGTTTCATTAAACACTGACAGTTTTATACAAGAATACAAAACTAAACCACCAGTATGCAATGACCAAGAACGTTACAATGTTATATCATCTTGTAGGTATGTTGACCAAGTTATATGGAACAGTGGTGGTGTTGATTCTAAACCAGCAATCCTGTCGGTGAACCCTGATATTATTGCTATAGGTTCAGACTGGGCACGCAAAGATTATCACAAACAAATGGATTTCACACAAGACTGGTTAGATAAACTAAACATAAGCCTAATTTACATACCATACACAACAGGTATATCAAGCACAAACATAAAGGAACGACTATCAACATACTGATAGCAACCACACCTGAACGTGAACACTGGTTAACTGATTGTTTAAAATCTTTTAGCACAACACCAGTAACAGTACGCTCAGACTATGGCTTTGAACTAGGCAAAATTAGGTGGGCTTACGAGAATACTAATTGGGATAGGTTTTGGTTTTTTCAAGACTCAGTAATAATTAAAGACCAAAGTTTTTTGCAAGCAGGTTGGGATAAAGGCACATCATTACCATTATCTAATTGTCCAACACCTTTTGGAATGTATCTTGGTATATATTCGCGTGCCACATTGGACAAAGTTGGTATACCTATTGCACAAAGTAAAGAAGATGCAATCAGATATGAAGTTGAATGGCACCGTGAATACTGCAACCAAGAACCTGTTGAAGTAATGTTTCCTGAACTAACAGATGGTAACGCTAAAGGAACAGAAGAACATCACGGAAGAATCAATCTTGTGTTAGAGAATAATTACCTTATCAAATACAAAGGCACTTGGGCTTAGACCCAAAAGATATTTTTGCTATTTAGTTTGCTTGTGCGTTATGAACGGTGGTGCAGTAAAGACATTGTTCTTCGCTGCAATACTCATAGCCTGTTTCCAAGAAGCACCAGCGTGTAAAGCACCTATGGCATAAGATGCCCCACTACCTATGCCATAGATACCATCATCTCTCATCAGCACAGACAAAGTATCATCTATCTCGTAGATGACACCGTTTAATGCTATGAGAAATATAAAGTCTTGGTCTTCTGATTCTTTATCAGGTTGATAACCATTGACAGATAAAGTAAATCTTAATGATGGTGCAATTGTTTCAACCATATAATGATATGGGTCTTTAGTTGCCACTGGTGTTAATGATGGTGGTTTCCAAATGTGTTGCACAATATCGCAAGGCAATGTTAGCCCTGCTCCTGCTATCAAAAACTTTCCACGTTTAGTTATCTTTGTAACTACTGGATGTGAGTAGGTTCTTCCTGAATCATCTGTGATTCGTGAGTCTGCAACAAGTAAACAGTGGTCTGGTTTTTGTATACCAATTATTGTTGTCACTCACTCCACTTCCTTTCAAAGTATTCTTTGTCTGCTTCTGTAAGTTTCATCAACTCTTCATTGGTTGATGTTAAATGATTAGGATGCAGATGTTCTACCTCTACTGGGACATAAGCAATCTCGCCCATAAGGGCTGCTTGTATTCTGATATCATCATCACCGTACCACCATCTAAATGTTTCATCTGCTCTGATGTTTGTTTTAATATCAAGCACCCAACAGTAACCTGGTATATGCCCTGTGTATGGTAAAGGGTATCCAAGTATTGCTTTTAGTTTGTTCATCTCGTAAGCAATCTTATTTATAGGATTATTTTTAAGTCTTAAGTCATCATTTAGTACAGCAATGTAATCAGCACCGAATGTTCTGGCAACATCTATGCCACGATTCCACCACCTATGAATGTTAACTGGGTCTAAATCCCAAATATTATTTACACCCTCTATGGGTTCTGATTCAACTGTATGTACAATCACAATTTTTTCAGGAGAGATTTGACTTTCTTTAATTATATCTGCAAGGTATTGGCGGCGTGTTCCAGTAGGAATGGTCAACCAAATGTTTAGGTTATTATCTGTCATAACTATCTTTATCCTTACAACTCTTATTGCCCAACCATCATACTCTGATGATGTGACTATCAATCTTAATCCTAGCACACCTTATGTGGATGTGCCATTTACTGTAATCGAACCAGTAGATGCCACTATCTCAACTGTTACTGGTACTCCACAGACCAATCCTGGGTTCATTGATTCCTGGATTGAACTATGGCAAGGCTTAAACAAACTTCGTGCAGACGATGACAGTGCTCATAGTGCTAGCAATGTGTTAGCATCCATCATCAATATGCCTTTGCAAGTTGGCGATTACTTTATTCGTGCAACATCTTTTGCCCATATATGTTGTAACGCATATCCAACTGGTACATATTTGTTGTCTACGAATTTAACAGTAACCATACCTGAGCCAAGCCCATCACCAACAGTGATAGAGCCGACACTAGAGCCAAGCCCTTCGCCAACTGAAACTGTGACACCTAGTCCAACCCCAACTCAGACTTCATCTTCGCCAACTCCTGAGCCAACACCTGAGCCTTCTTCTCCTTCTCCGTCACCGTCTGATACTCTGCTGCCATCAGAATCTCCAGAGGTTCCAGTTGTTCCAGGTCCAGAGCCAGACGAGCCAGACCCTGAACCTTTTGTAGAGTTGATACTGCCTTCTGAACTTCCGTCTCCAGATGTTCAAGATACTTTAGAAGTAATTGTTGATTCGTCATTTAACGATTTCCCTTCTTCTTTGGAGAACGACTTACCTTCGTTGGAAGAGACTTTACCCACTGACGAAACTGAATCTCTGCTTTCATTTCTTCCAGAACTTTCACTAGAAGCATTGCAAGAAACGTTCCAACAAATATCTGAAACCATAACTGCTGCATTTGAATCCATTCCTGGTGGAGAAACCATTCTTGCCACCATTGATTTTGCTGGTGAACAAATCACTGCTGCTGCAGAATTTGCTACCAATCTTGGTACCGAGTTTACACCTGAAGAGCGTGAAGAGGCTCAGCAGGTAGTTCTTGGTGCTGTAATTGTAACACAACTATCCACTGCTACAAGGAGAATAAAGTGAGAAAAGTTTTACCATTCATCTGGAAACATCTTGATGCATGGGCTGGAGAAGCCTTCACTCTAGTTGGTTTGGCTATCGCTTGGATAGTATTACCTCCTGGGGAATCACGTAACGTTGTAGGTATCATTTGCCTTGGGGCATTTGCCGTTTGGACTCTGTTTAAGGTCACCCTTAACACAGATTCTGAGGACAAATAAGGGCAAAATTAGGCAGTTTTATCGGCAGGTTGGGTAGGAATATCCGACCTGCCTTTTTTTGTTTTATAATCACTATCATATTTAGGTGGTCTTCCACCCAATTTTTTGATGATAGCATCAATGGCTCTAGTAACTTTCATCCTAGCGTTCTCACTACTTAAACCTAAAGCGATACCTAAATCTTTAGAGTTACGTTTGTTCACATACCATTGTAACAATATTTCTTGATGATGTATACCTATCTTCTTAAAAGCATCAGACACATCTGCTTGCATGACCATAAGGTTTCCACCTTCACTGGGTGCAAAGGTTTTCCTGTCACCGTTAACATCTGAGAACACTGGTTGTGACCAGTCATCGGTTAGGATTGATGGAAGTATTTCCTCAACCACATCACGATGATAGTAGGACAGGTCTGTTAACTCGTACCCAACTGTTCTTGCTTTTTCTTTCTGACAAAAATCGTGTGCACGATTATGTAAAGACCTGTTGATAAGTTTGGTTGCAACTTTTTGGTCATCAATCTTTGACCACTCGTCCACCTTGTTAGGGTGTTCAATGAACCACAACCATAACTCTTGAATAATATCTTCTCTTGGAACCATAGGATAATCCTTGTGTTTAGAGTATGAAACATTCTTAACTAGGTCATTATATTCTGTAATGTAATCTACCATCTGTAACTTTTTCCTTCTACTACAAATGAGTTACCTACCATTGGTACAGGTACAGGTGTTACCTTACCTTTATCAATGTATAAGATACCAAACCCACTTTGCCAGTTGGCACTTCCACCTTTGAGATATGTGGCTTGTTTCAAATCCATAATGTTTCCAACTTCAAACCCATACAATGATGATGTTTGTTTACCATTGAATGATGTGTTGTGATGGATTATTCCTTGCTTATGTGTGTGACCACACACCACTGACATGCCAATCTTTCTTGCCAATGATACTGCTGTGCCACCTGCATAACGACTGGTTGCACCTTCATCACCATGACCCATCACCCAACCTGGGGCAAAGTTCCACAGTTTATTATGGTATGTGATATCTAGTTCACGATAACCTAATAGTTTCTCATACTTCAAATCTCTAAGTGTTGCTAACGCTGGCGCATCACGTTCAATGTAACGTTGTATCCTGTCGCCATGATTACTTCTCATCAAATGAAAAGGTTTACTTCCTATTGCTTTACGAAACTTACCCATAATGGTAGTGGTTTCATCAAGGTCTCGTTGCAGATTAGAATGCTCAGCAACATACCCTTTAGACCAGCGTGCTGGTGCTAAACAATCTGCTTCATCTCCTACACAAAAGAGTTCATCTGGTTGGTAGTCTTTAACAAACTTTATCACTGCGTTTATTGCTGGCTTATTATGCAATGGTATTTGCATATCCGATAAGACTACAATGCGTTTCATTCAACGCCTTCCCATTGTTTATCTAGCACCATCATTGCGATGATTGCATAGTTTGCTATATCCATAAACGAATCACGTAAAGATTCGTTCTCTGGTGTTGCACCTGTTTCAACAAGGTTATTAATGCGAGCGAGTTTGTCAAACATTCTCACACGCAACCCATTAAGTGGACCACCAGGTGAATCAGAAATATTTTTTGGTCCATAATCTTTTTGTTTTCTAATCAACAGTTCTGCTAAACCATCTGTGTACACATAGGTTAGTTCACCAAATCTTACTTCGTTATACATTAAGCAGCGACCTTTCCTTTGAACCAATCGGAACCATCTTTAATAAACAAACTGTTAACATCTTCACCATCGGGAATAGTGATAGGTATAACACCTGCTACTCTTCTTGCTAAGTCTTTAGCAAAGTCACGTCCTGCTGTGTCACCATCAGCGAACACATATATTCTGTCAAAGTCTGACAATATTTTGTAATGATGTGACTTAATGTTTTTTACACCAGGAATACCGATAGCAGGGTAACCTAGTTTAGAAAGTGTCATAGTATCTATCTCACCTTCACATAAACATATCCAATCAGTTGCCTGAAAGTATGCTTCAACATTGTATAACCTTGTCTCTGAACCTGGAAGACCAAGATACTTTGGTTCAGAATAATCTATTGCTCTGAATCTTATATCAACAACACCTGCTCTAGTTATGTAAGGTATCGCCAGTCTGTTCTGATACACTTCGTGACCTACGAGTGGTTGGCTCACTACTCCCAGACGAAACCTCTCTGCGTCTACTAATGATATTCCCCTCTTGCCGAGGTACTCTTCTGCCAAGTTGATTGACTTTTGGTAATGTGATGTTGCTTGTTCCAGTAATCTCTTCTGCTCTTGATTTTGCTTCACGAAAACCAATCCCTTCCTGCTCCATAATAATCTTGTACAAATCTCCCTTAATACTACACGCAAAACATGAGAACGCATTCACCTCAGTGTTAACTGTTGCTGAGGCGTGACGGTCAGAATGAAAAGGACACTTCATACTGCGCCATCCTCTGCCAGATGGGACTTTGTTTGCCCCATATAACATCAACACTTTTGCGATAGGTGAATCAGACATCAAGTTCCCTTATCAAAGATAGAAACATATACACTGGCATGGTTGCGTACCATTCACCAACATCTAATGTTCCTTTTCTTTTATGTATAACTGCACCTGTTACAGCATCAGCATTATCTACTTCTACTACTAACTCTTTAACCCAACCAGATAGTTCCATCTTCTTGTGGTCTTTAACTTCAAATACCACATCATCAATACCTGAGATGTCACCCTTATCTAAACTACCTTGTAATGCACGACGCTCTGCTTTAGGGAAGCCGTTTGCTTTAAGGTATTTGACAACAGCAGTTTCTGCAGCAGTACCTTTTTGTTTAGACTTGCTCATCTTCACCTATATTCGATTCGTTATTGCATGTGCAGTACCAAATGGATGAACAGATATAACATCTGCCATCCATGTTTCTCATAAAGATTCTCTTGGGTCAGCCAGATACATGAACTCTGGATTGAATGACAGATAAACTGGTTCATTGCCAGAAGCGTTAGCCTTGCCGTAACGATTCTTCACTGGTGCAACACCCATCATACCGTTAGGTGTTTGACCTATGGTACAAATCAGTGCTGGTAGTTGTGAAACTTTACCTTGAATTGCTGACCTTGGTGGACAAGGGTTACTATCAAAGGCTTCACTTGTGTGATGAAGGATAAGAACAGCAGCGTTAGTATCTCTTGCAAGAAACTTTATCTCTTTCATAGTTTGACGCATACTAGACCACTCTTCGCCACCACCATCGGTGATGTCAATCAAGTTATCTAACACAATCAAGTGTGGGTTCTCACCATGTACTTCTTCAAATGAAAGTACCTCTTCATCTAAATCAGATAACGATGGTGCTGCATCGAATGACCAGAAGATGTGGCTTGAACCTTTATTGATTGCTTCTCTAGCGAACTGTGCATCTGATGATAGAAGTTTCTCTGACTCATCTTGGCTCTTACCTGTAAGCATTGAGAACAAACGCATACTCATTGTGTGTGCGCCTGTGTCTGCTGAAATGTATAAGGTAGGAACTTTCATCCAAGTTGCTAACGCTAAAGCAAGTGTTGATTTACCAGCACCAGGGGCACCAGCAAACATACTCACTTCACTGCGACGTAAAACAATTTGGGCATACTCAAATGTCCTGAACACAGGTGGCAATGGTTCGCCACCTGATTCAGTTTTACCAATTGTTCTAGTGAGTGTTCTCACTTACGCAACCCAACCAACTTCGCCACGTTTAATCCACATTGGTTGACATTGGTCTGGTGTTCCTTTAGCAGATGGACACATCCATGCTTGCCAAGGACCTTTAGCACCTTGCCCACTCTTGTGTTTCTTTGGACCGTGATGACATGTTGGTGCAGGAAATGAACCAAGTGTTGATGGTGGTGCCACAGGACCACTACCAATGTTAGGTTCAGTGACCACACTTGTTGCACCTAACGCTTGCGCAGCGTAAGCAACAGGGTCTTGCTGTCCATGAACAACATCTTCTAACGCACCAACAATTAACTGGATGTTTCCACCAACAGCATCAGCGATGTGTGTAGAGAATGTTTCGAAATCATCAGCACGTAATGTGAGAATGGTTCCGTTCTTTGTTTTCATGCTAACAGAAAACAGTGCTTCATTTGTTGCCATTTATTTCTCCCAACTTGTTAGACTTTTCACCGTCTACCCAGTAACAGTACTCCATGACGGAGCACATTTTACATGACTCAAAGTTAGGTAGATAAAGATTGTTCTCTCGTGCAATCTGGAAGAGACCAATCATTTCATCTAACTTTTGTAATGTAAACTTATTTAACTCAGTGGGCACACTTGTGCCACCTTGTCTTGCCATCCAATATGCACCATATTGTGGTCGCACGCCAGTGGCACGTTCTAACATGCAAGCATACACCTGTAACTGTAAGTCTGACTGTGGTGTACGCATACCTGTTTTCAAATCAACAATAATAATTTCACCTTGAGGTGTAACAAACACTCGGTCTATTGCACCTTTGATATTGACACCACCTGTTTCAATCTCAAGCATTAACTCTATGGCAGGTACACCTTGTGGTGTTTCCCATATTTCCCAACCACAGTTAGCACGCCATTGAATCCAAGAGTTCAAAAACTTTTTACCATTCTCAAACCACCACTCAGCGTTCTCACCATCAGGGATAGCCTTAGTTCTGCGAACAGATTGTCTTAGGTCAGCAATATCAAAGTTTGGTTTCTGATATCTTTTTATCTCTTCAACTTCTGCGTTCCATGCTTGTGTCCAAATACTATCTACGTTCATAGTTGCTCCATCTTGTTTGTGTTCTCTAATGGTAGCATCCAATAGTTGTACTTGGTATCTAACACACCACGCTCTTTGATTTCTTTTCCTGTCGCCCACCCAAGTGCACGATAAGGTTCACTAGCCCAGTTGTTGTACTCGTTTCTTCTGGTCTTAACATTCAGACCATCACCGATAAGAATGTATGTTGCGTTCTCATCATCCCAACTTGAAAGTCTGATACCAGTTTTTTTAAACGAATATCTTATCTCAAAACCTGGAACATCTTCTTGTGTCTTCCACTTGTTAACATGAGGAACAAAATCTTCAAGCCCTATCATGCGAGCAAAGGCTAACTCACTACCAACTGCGATAGAGTGTTGCCAAATTTCCCACACATCACCCTCAGAATAGTTCCTGTTTGCTTTAGGTTTACCAAGGTAAGGTAGTTGTCTTTCGTAACCTATCCTTGCACAGATTGCTTCTTCCCAAGGTAACAATGCATGCTCAGTTTTAATTAACTTAACTGTCATGATTTGTTTTCCATAATTCTAAATCATAAATCTCTGTTGCCCTATGCACAGCAGAACCACCAAGAGTCCAAGCAGCAGGTTGTTCCTCAACTTTTTGAATACGAGTTAAGTAATAACGATACCCACAGGACAACCAAGTGGTAATACTTGAATAGGAAACATGTTCAGGGACATCGTATCCGTTTATCTTTAACACTTAATCCTCCTTTGATTACCGTTAGGGTTCGATAGTGAGTAGGTTAAAGAGAGAAGAAAACCCACTCACTATCCTCACTCTAGTCTAGGTTTATCCTAATGCGTTAAGCATTAGGGTTAGTAATATAATCTACTTTCTATTAGAAAGTAGTTATATTATATTATATAATATAACATTAGTTATATTATATAGATTATATAATGTTATATTATATTATATAACATTATAATACTGGTTGGAGGCTAATGCAAATCCCAATACCACCACCTGTTGCCGTTGAAATAATTGTTGAAAGACAATTACCATCAAAGGTATCTCGTTCGTATGTTAAACTAAAAGTTAAACACGAACGATGGACAGGAGATGAATGGGTTTGTCTTGATGAACTAATTAGTCGCGAGTCTAATTGGTCGAACGTTGCAGACAATCCTAACTCATCAGCCTATGGTTTGTTCCAGATACTTAAAACCCCTAAAGGTTTAGGTATCGAAGAACAAACAACTCGTGGAATAAAGTACATTAAGAAGCGTTATGATACGCCTTGTAATGCTTTATCCCACCACGATAGGCGTGGGTTTTATTGATAAGGTCGCATGCGTTCCTTAATAGTTAACTCAACTTGTTTATGGTAACTTACACCATAAAATAAAGTTGTTGTTACGAAAACACCTGTAAGAAGCCATCCCATTATTCTTCCTCTATCTCTTCTAACCTCGAGTCGATTGGTATTGGTGGAGTAATGGGTTGGTCACAAGACCAACACGTTACACCGTCAAGACCATATGCTGATATTTCGTATGTCTCTGGGTCAAATGTTATTGGAACATTAAACCAAGTACAATCACAGTTAGGGCAAACAGAAGTAGGTATCCCACTCCAATCAGCCTTCCTGATTTCCATCTTCTTCTTCTTGTCTTATCAGATGGTCAAGATACTTACCACCATGTTCTGATACAGCAAACGCCAGCATACCAGACATACTTAAGATAGCAACTCGTGCTTCTATCTGTGTCGCTGCTGCTTCCCATATCTCATCAAAGTGTAGGAACCTTGACGCTTCATCAGTTATTTGTTCAGTTGCTTCCATTGATTTCATAATCTCTTCACTGTCTTTTGGAAACACTTCATCAACTAACTTCTCAATGTTGTCATCATCTTTCTTTTTACGAGACACTACCAGCCTCCCTTATTGATATAGGTATCACCTTGAGACCTATACTTTTTCTTATTGTTTCTCTTTCACCTGCTGTTGTTCCACCCCATACACCTGACACATCATTCCTTATAGCATAATCTAAACACTCAGTAATAATTTTGCAGTCTTGACAAAATTCTTTTTGAGCCTTGTTAACTATAGTATTTCCTGGAATGTGAAACCAGTCAGGGTCTGGGTGATTGTAGCACTTCCCCTCTGTTGCCTTATCACCCAGAATGATATCAAGCATTGCTCATCTCTTTCTCATAAGCGTACAGGTACGCTGATGTGTATTCTTTAATGTGTTCAAGGTAACGACTTGCTCTATCTAAATCATAGTATAGGTCGTGTTCTTGTAATGCTAGAATAAACTCGCTGTCATTTTCAACAGCAGAAAATTCTGTTAGCATACTAGAAGCGAACGCGTTAATCTTTTCTAGTAATTCCATTACTCGTCACCTCCTTCATCATCTGTATCTTTATCCCAATCCCACTCGTCACGCATCTCTTGAATGTAAGCACGATATGCTTCTTCCTCACATATCTGACACTCACTGCCCCAACTTCTGCCATGACATAAGATAGCATTGTCTATGCTCATGCACTTACCTCCATTAGTGTGTCCATACATATTCTGTATGCGTCAACATTACTTTCAGCAGAGAATACTTTTGCCATAAAAGCATCAACATCCCCATTGTTTCTCTTTAGTTCACGTATGACTTGTGCTATTGCCATGCGTGGGTCTATGTTTTCGTCTATCATCTTGTTCACCTCCTCGTTTTCTATTAGAAACTATCATCGTATGCTAGGTCATACGGATGTCGTTGACCCATCTTGTATGCAGGTCTGTAACACATACAACTTTCTTCGAAGTCCTGACATTCCAAACAAGTCCAGCATGTCTGACAGTAACCATGATGGTAATCTGTTTCACCGAAGAAGTGACCACAAAAACTACATGCCATACCCTCTTCAACGAACTCGGTTATATCATCACCATTAAGGACATAATACTTACCATTAATTTGTGCTATATCTTTTGATGATGTCCAAACATTTGGTGGTGCTTTAGGATATGTGTAATACGATTGTTGATACGAATTGTTAGACCACCACAGACCATTGCTATCCCAGTTACCTAACTTCTCGTTGATGATATACACAGCCTTGTTCAGTCGTCTGTCTGTTGTGAACACAGCAACCTTAGAACCACCAGCCCACTTCTCTAACTTCTTAAACTTTTTCTTGTGGTCTAAGATGTTGAGGCGTGCAGGCAACAGGTCTTCGGCAAACACACGCGTGTCTGAACGCTTGTCACCTGTTGGTATCTTCACATTACTTAAGATGCCGTTATGTGCGAGGATAGTTTCTGTGCTACCACCTACACGAAACGGATGACAGTTCTCTTTTACTGTCTCACCATGTGTAGTGAAGCGAGCATGAAACATAGCCCACCCATTCATATGTTTCTCGCGAGTTGTGAGGAACCTATCTATCACATCGTCATGGTTCATACCACGACCTGTGATGATTGTTTTACCAGTGTGAACGGCATAACCGAACCCATCTGGGTTGTTAGCACAAGCACACACCAGAGCGTCATCGCTTGGCATTGCGTTTGGCTTTGCAACCATTAATAAACACATACTCTCTCCTTTTTGTTGTGTTTTCTATTAGAAACTAACTAGCACTATCAGTTAGTTTATCTGCGTTGAGACGCAAGTGTAGGTTCTCGAACCTGTGGCTATGCTCGCCGACATAATCTCGGTACATGCCCCAAGTGTTACCAGCACTGGCATCTTTTATTGTTAACTTGTTAGCGAACTCAATCGTGGACTGCATAAAATCTAGTGCAGTCTTCACTCTTGGTACGCGTAACGAACCCCTGAATATACGCACTTCCACTGTGTGTGCAGGGTTCAGGTTGATAGCCACATATCTTTCTCGTGGCATCTCTTTGCGTAACACAATGTCACTGGTGGGTTTAACACCATAGAATTGTGCGTAGTGACTATTGCGACCAGCCAACTCGATACACTCTCGGTTATTCTTGTTGATAAGATATGTCCACTTCCATAAGTGTGACCTGTCAATAAACGAGGTGCGAGAAGCATGCACATGTAAACCACAAGTGTCGGTATCCCAAGACCTGTAACCTGCTCTGCGTAGTTTCTCTATCATCTCCCAAGGGAACTTCTCCATAGCCCAGTCATGGGTCATAGGATGGGTGACAATCTCGAAGCCATCATTAAGACTGCTATCACCTTTGAGATACACTAAATCATCAGTCACATAGTTGCGTACAATATCTACTCCAGTGCTGATGGTTTCGTGAACAGCCTCAACTTCTAACTCGAAGCCAAAGAATGTGGTGCTTTGTTTCTCTGGTGTGTAATGAAATATCGGTGTGGGCTTGAATGAATAGTCGTTGATACCATAACGATAAGCGTCATCGCACTCATCATTACTGCTATCTGCATACCATTCACTACACTCACCACAATATGTCCAATACCTGTCAGCACAGCGAGAACACTGAAATTCTCCACTATCTACTGACGTGATGCCATCGTCATTGTGATGCACATTATTGCAATTCATGCAAGCAAAATGGTCATCTTGACAATCACCACATATATCAGCGTAATAATGCACGCTTGACCTATATAGATACCATTCACCACATGAGTCACAACTATTTAAACAAGATGTGCAATGTTTGCTATCATCCAGTTCAACTATGTCACAACCACTAGCGTCAGCAGTGTTACCACAACTTTCGCAAGTGGTTTCTTCTTCTGTGTCCACCTTTTCTACCTTTCTAATAGAAACTGGTTTGACTTATTACTTACTAGCATACCTGTCCTCAAGGGATGAAATCAATAGATTAAATTCCTCATCTGACAGATTGCGTGCAATTCTCATCGCACCCATAATCAAGAATGAAGCATCTTCTATTGTCCAATCCTTGCGCGTCCTAACATTCTCCAGAACATTAACAACTAACATTCCAGCAACATAACGATAGCCGTCATCAGTTATCGTCATTTCGAGCGTCTTGCTTTCCATCATTTTCCTTCCTTGTTTCTGGTTTGGTGTATCCATACCAGTCGTGCCAACTTAACTCACTCACTTTTCAATCTGCCAAGAACTTTCATCCCATTGAGGATTGTAGTTTCTGTCCAGTGTGACATCAACAGGTTCAATGTTGATATCCGACTTTCTATTAGAAACTATGCCCTCTTGCATAAGTGCCCCCAGATATTCTGTGGTCATCATGCCATCAGCGACAATCTTCTCGACCTGCTCAGGTGCCATATCTTTATCCTTAACAGACTTCTTGACTAACTTTCTAGGTTCCAAGCCAAGTTTCTCTAACTCACCCAAATACAATTTATGGTACTGCTTTGGGTACTTGTCTCTTAACTGGTAGAAAGCCCTCTTGCGAGCGACATTCCGTTTATTACTTTGCACTACTTGCATCCTTTCTAATAGAAAGTAGTTCATCAGTTAAAGACATTTGCTTTAACCAAAATTGCATGCGTATCTGTGGGTCGTAGGACTTCTTTGCACGACCACACTTAGGCTTAGTTGCGTGCGCCTCATTGCGTAGCGACTTGCTACGATTAGGGGCAAACACAACAGAGCGTGTGTGAATAACTTTACTTGTAGGAATATCTTTCCTCACAACATCCACCTTTCACTTGATACCTCAAGTATACCATGAGGTCTACCCCCAAATCAATAGACTATTTTCTACTAGAAAGTAATTACAGCAACGAGCAACAACAGGATTAAAAAACAGCAACGAGCAACAACAGGCTCAGAAAATTGAAAATTTGATAGTTCACTTTCTAATAGAAAGTAAGAGACAAAAAAGAATAGCCCCCACGACTTAATCGTGAGGGCTAATCGGTAATAATGGTCAGTTATGCCTTGACCATCATCTTTCTTCTAGTAGTTAGGGCACTCTCTAATTTACCTAGTGAGTCATCGTAAGAACCATTACCGATGGCCTCAAGAACTGCGTCCAATTTTGGTGCAGTAGGTAACTTAAAGGTTCTATCTTGAATGACCTGTTTCCATCCTTCGATGTCTTTGATGTTCAACATGTCATCCTTTTTAAGAACACCCTGAATTAGCAGGTTCAGTGACTTAGAGGCCAGTTTCTCGGCAGTCTTAGTAAGACCACTTTCACTCATAGCCACAACTGAAAGGGTTGAACCTATCCAGTCGTATCGGCTAATCGTGGACATAGAGACGCCACTATCTTCACTGACTTTCTTATTCGTGGTAATGCCTTTCTGTAATGCCTGATTGACCATATAAGACACCTCATGGACGCGACCAAAGACAGACTTAGAAACCTGACGATTAGCGTCTTTCAGTTTCTTAATATCTGCCTTAGTTGCGTCTGTAGTTGTCGCTACATAGGCAATACCATTTTCCATTTCACTTACTAATTTCACAATTAGTTCATGACTTAATTCAACTGCCTGTGTTTCTGTATTCACTGCATCTTCTCTCTTTAATGGATGACTAGTTTCATCCGATAGATGACCCACGAATGGGGCACCTATCGCACGACATAACACTTGGTCACTCATAGATACGACTATACCCGATGACCACCCCTAAAGTCGATAGGGCACTTTCTATTAGAAAGCAGACCCACGAATGACGACTAACCACGCGCCACCCACCCACCCACCCACTAAGGGTGTAGATCTTATTAGCTGAAGATTACCCCCCGAATTACCCACGAATTAACTAATATCGGCACCCTTAACAAATACAGGGAATTAGCAGACCTATCACTACTACTAGTCGTTTAGTTATTTATTTAGATGCCCTAATGCCCCACGA